ATGATCGGGGGCGAGTGGATCAGGGAACTCAAGCTCGAGCAGCTTCCCTCTCCCTATCAGGGGATTGCCGAGGCCATCGGGTTGGAAAACACCCTCAAGCTGGCCAATCTCGTGCAAGGGACAGGGGTCTATTTTCCGAAACTGGACAGTGCCCTCGCAGAAATCAGGAATCAGCGCATCCGGGCTGAATTCGACGGGTACAACCAGAAAACTCTGGCCATCAAATATGGGATTACCGAGCGGTGGGTCTACGAGATCGTCGGGCGTGAGGAAGACGAAAGCCAAGTCAGGTTTTTCTGAAGCAATTCAACGAATTGCTTCGTTCGAGACTTCAACTGAAAATTGTTACCCTAGGAGCAGGTCAAAGACCTGCTCCTAGTCTTTTGCCCACAAAACCGGAAAGAAAGGACTTGAAATCATGGCAAACGGAATTTTCGACGCCCTGTCCCCGCTGCTCGTAAACCTGCTTTGCGCCGCGCTCACCCTGCTGGCCGCCATGGCACTGCGGGGAATCAACAGCTTCACTGAACGGCTGCGCTGTGAATCGGAGAGCCTTGCCAACGACGATTGGCGTCACCTCGTCAACGATGCGCTCGAACGGATTGACACGCTGGCGGAGGCCACCGTCACCTGCATCGAGCAGACAGCAGCCGGTACAATCCGGGAGGCATTAAAGAACGGTGTGGAAGGGATCACAAGGGATGAGCTTCTGGCACTTGGAAAAGAGGCTTGTGAAACAGTAATCGGCAACCTCTCGGATGAGTACAAGGACGCACTCGCGGATGCCTGCATCGACCTCGAAAGCTACGTAAAATCGGTGGTCGAAAGCAAGGTGTATGAGCTGAAGCATTCCCCCTCCCTGCTGCTGGAAGGAGCGGTTTAAGGGATGGACAGTTGGATCATCTGGGCGTCCCAACTGATCATCACCCTGCTGATCGGCGGGGTCAGCTACTTCATCAAACGGACGCTGGACGAATTCAAGGCCGGAATGAAGCAGCAGGCGGACCGGCTGGAGCAGCTGGACACAAAGCACAGCCGGGAAACCGCGGAACTGAGAAAGGAGCTCTCAGAGCTGAAGGCGGACCTGCCGCTGGTGTTTGTGCTGCGGGAGGACCATATCCGGCTGATGAGCCGGATTGAAGATAAAATCGATCAGATTCTTTATAAAGACAAAGCAAAGGAGGAATAACAGGCCATGGCAATCCTGGATGAGATGACAGAGCAGGAGGTCAGCAAAAACAAATCGGTCCGGGGTTATATTATCCGGTATCTCGGGAGCGGCCCACGCAACTCCCTGCTGACCCGTCAGATCGCCAACGCGATGGTGGGGGCAGACCTGATTCTGTCGCCGGACATCTCCAAATATCTGGAGTATCTGCTGGACGGCGGGTATATTGTCTTCACCGACCGGACGGTGAACGCCTACACTGCCTACCGTAAGGATGCGGTCATCAAGCTGACCAAGAGGGGCGTCGATCTGCTGGAGGGCACGATCGACGATCCGGGAATCGATGTCTGAGCAGGCGCGGCGCACCTGTTCGAGTATCGACCGGCTGCCGGAGGATGTGCGGGTACAGCTCGATCAAAAGCTCGCCAATCCCGCCAACTCGTTTATCGAGCTGTCAGTATGGCTTAAGGAGCAGGGCTTTGAGATCAGCAAATCGGCGGTTGGGAGATACTCGCAGCGGACGAAGAAAACGGCGGAACGGGTGATCGACACGCTGCAGCGCACAAAGGCCATCGCCGCGGCGGTGGAAGCACACCCGGAGCTGGACTACACCAGGGCGGCATCCATGGTCATGATGGATGGACTGATGCGCCGGGTCAGCAGCGCGGAGGAGGAATTTGAGGAAATGCCGCTGGATAAAGCAGGGCGGCTGATCGCCTCGCTCTCGCGCAACGCAACCTACGAAAAGAGGACGCAGGCAGACCTGAAGAAAAAGGCGGAGCTCGCATTCGGCCAGCTTGAGGAAAAGATGTTGGAAACGGTCAAGGGAAGCCCCGAGTTGGCACGCCGGATGCGCGACCTGCTGATCGATGCCAGGCAGATGATTTTGGCGGAGGAGTGATCGCATGGGGATCAACCTGAATGAATACATCGGCGTCCTGTCGGTTGATACGCAGGCGGTCGATGAGGCCCGCTATCAGCGGGAGCTGTTCGAGGAGTATGTACAGCGGCCGGGCCGCTGGCCGGAAGAACGCCGGCGGCTCTGGCAGGAGTACCGGGCGGGCCTCGCTCCCCTCACCGGGAAAGACGGGCTGCGCCGACAGCTCGGGGCAATCGACCTCGCCTATTTCGGCAGGGCATATCTTCCGCATTACTTCATCAGGAAATCCCCAAGGTTCCACGAGGAGCTGGACGACATCTGGATGGACGGCGTGCTCAAGGGGTGCAGCGCATTGACCTCGGCCGAAACCATCAACAGGAAACCGGGCTGCAAGCGCGCAATCGCCGCGCCCAGAGGGCACGCCAAATCCACGTCGTTTACCTTCAAGGACAACCTTCACGCGATCCTTTACCAATACAAGCATTACCTCCTGATTCTGTCGGACAGTTCGGAGCAGGCGGAGGGATTTTTAGGAGATATCAAAACCGAACTGGAGGAGAACCCACGGATCCTCGAGGACTTCGGCAGCCTGCGCGGCGGCAAGGTATGGACCTCGGGCGTGATGATCACCGCGACCGATATCAAGGTGGAGGGCATCGGCAGCGGAAAGAAAATCCGCGGCCGCCGCCACCGCAATTGGCGGCCGGACCTCATAACCCTCGACGACGTCGAGAACGATGAGAACGTCAACACGCCCGAGCAGCGCCGCAAGCTGGCAAGCTGGTACTATAAGGCCGTTTCCAAGGCCGGAGACACCTACGCCGATATCGTCTATATCGGTACAATCCTGCATTTCGATTCCCTTTTGTCAAAAGTTCTGAAAAACGCGGAGTATGATGCGGTGACCTACCGGGCCATCATCAGCCCGGCGGTACATACGGATCTCTGGGATGCATGGGAGCTGGTCTACACCGATCTGGAGAATCCCCGCCGAAAGGAGCTGGCGAAGGAATTCTTCGAGGAAAACCGGGAAGCCATGCTGGAGGGCACAGAAGTCCTCTGGCCGGAGAAGCTTGACTATTACGCCCTCATGGTCATCAGGGTATCGGAGGGTGAGGCGTCCTTCAACTCCGAGCTGCAGAACAACCCCATCGACCCGGACAGCTGCGCCTTCAACCCGGAGTGGTTCGAATTTTGGGACGACGATCCGCCGGACTTTACATCCCCCGAATTTGTCCTCTTTGCCGCCAACGACCCCTCGCTGGGCAAAAACAGGCACGCGGATACCAGCACCCTGATCGGGATTGCCAAAAACATCCGCACCGGCTATCTCTATGTGATCGAGGGCTCAACCGAGCGCCGGACGCTGGACGTCATCATAGACGACGCGATTGAGATGCAGCGCCGGGCGATGCGGGATCTCCGCAAACCATATCAGCGCTTCGGGGTTGAGACGGTGCAGTTCCAGTATTTCTTTGCGAAGGTCATGGCGGAGCGGTCCCGCGAAACCGGCGTCTATCTGCCGGTGGAGGAGATCAACAACCGCCAGAGCAAGGAGATCCGCATCCTGTCCCTGCAGCCGCTTGTTAAAAACCACTACATCAAATTTTCGAGGAAACACAAAACCCTGCTCAAGCAGCTGGAGGAATATCCCCATGGCAAAAACGACGACGGCCCGGACGGGTTGGAGATGGCCGTCCGTCTGGCAATGGGCAGCCATCTCGGCGCGGACGCCGGATACAGCACCGTACAGCGGCGCGGCGCGCGCTTCGGCGGCGGGGCCTACTAAGACTAAGGAGGTGATGCCAAAATGAAGAAAGTGATTGTCCGTCCCCGCGCCCAGCCCGCCATGGGGAGGATCGCCATCCCGCCAAAATACAGCCGCTGGTCGGATTATCCCTCCAACGGACTCGACCCGCAGAAGCTGGCGCGGATCTTCCGGCAGGCGGACGACGGCGACGTCAGCCGCCAGATGCAGCTTTTCGAGGAGATGGAGGAAAAAGATCCGCACCTGTTCAGCCAGCTGCAGACCCGGAAGAACGCGGTCACCGGCCTCGACTATGAGGTCGTCCCCTTCGGCGAGGAGGCGCGGGATCAGGAAATCGCCGCCTTCGTCTCGGAGCAGATCGGGGCGATCCGCAACTTTGACAGCGTCCTGCTGGAGCTGCTTGACGCGATCGGGAAGGGCATCTCCATCTCGGAGATCATTTGGCGGTATCAAAACGGCGCCGTTGCAGTGGAAGAGATCATCCCGATCCACCAGAAGCTGCTGCTCTGGGATCAGGATGACCGGATGAAGCTGATCACAAAGGTCTTCGAGGGCCTGCTCGCCGCAGACTTTGCCAGCTCCGGCAGCGTCAAGGAGGTTCGTCTCCGAGACGCCGCCCTCCGGCTGGCGCTGACCCCGCTCAATCACAGCTTTGCGGGAGCAACCCCGCAGGAGGTGGTCCGGTACTGCTGCCGGGCGGCGGGTATCTCCTCTCTGGAGCTCTCCTCCGCCGTCTACCCGCAGCGGGTCTATCCGGTCATCAACGGGACGGCTCTTTCGGCAATCGAGGGAATCAACCACCATTGGGGCGTCTCCGCGTCCGGCTATATGCAGGATGGAGTTTACCGCTGGGGGAAGCCGCCGGTGCAGACCGCGATGATGCTCTTCGAATATGGCAAAAACATCGTCTCTCTTACCAAGGAGCGC